TCTGTTCTTTGCTGACAGAGTTCTAAGGACATTTGCTGACAGAAAAGAGGTTATCAGGGAAGCGATCACAGAGGGCGCGGTTCCTGATTTCGTGGCATACAAGCAGCTTCGTGCAAAGTACGAAGTCTGGGCGGAAGCCGAATACGTAATACGCTCTCTGCTTAAACAGGAAGACAAGGATGAGTAGTTTAATACTGCCAACTCACGTTGCAGAAGCTATGAAGGCCCAGCCTCAGAATGTAGAGGCCCCAAAATCCGCACTGGAAGAAGCCTATGTGGCCTTGGAAGATCGGTACTTAGATCCAACCAAGATCCCCTCCAGTGTATTCGACCGATTACCAAAACCTACAGGATGGCGCATTCTTGTTCTTCCCTATCGTGGCATAGGTAAGACACGGGGCGGTATTCATTTGGCTGATGAGTATGTCGAGAGACAGACCATTGCCACCGTCGTCGGGCTTGTTCTGGCAGTTGGACCAGACGCTTACGGGGACGAAAACAAATTCACCGCAGGTCCGTGGTGCAAGAAGAACGACTGGATTCTATTCGGTCGCTATGCGGGTTCACGCTTCAAGATTGATGGCGGTGAAGTTCGTATCCTAAACGATGATGAGGTCATCGCAACCATCGCTGATCCAGAAGACATCATGAATGTCTAACAGCGCATTAAGGAGTTACCATGTTTGAAGATGATGAAGACATTGAAGTCACCGTTGTCGATGAAGAGTCGTCAGACGATGATACCGAAGAAGTTGAGGTAGCGGTCAAAGCGGAGCCGAAAGACGACGATGACGACCTAGCCTCCCAAAGTGAATCTGTCAGGAAGCGTATTGGTAAGCTGACTTATAAAGTCCGTGAAACCGAGCGTCGTGAACAGGCGGCACTGGACTATGCCAAATCTGTCAAGAGCCAGCTTGATGCTATGCAAAAGCGTACATCACTTCTGGATCAGTCGTACACGACAGAAGCTGACACGCGGATCAAGGTCCAAGAGCAGCTTTACAAGGACCAGTATCGGTCTGCTGTTGACACTGGTGACACGGATAAGCAGCTTGAAGCTAACCAGTATCTTGCAAGGCTTGAACTGGAACGCGAGAAGATCCGTAACTACAAGTATCAACAGGAGCAGCAGACTCTGTACGACCAACAGTCTGCACAGCAAGTTGCTGCCCCACGTAGAGAACCAGTTCCTGACGAGAAGGCTCAGCAGTGGGCGGAGCGTAATGAATGGTTCGGCTCTGACAAGGCCATGACATACACGGCCTACGACACTCACAATGATCTCGTTGCAGAGGGGTTTAACCCTTCGAGCGATGCGTATTATCGTGAGTTAGACAAGCGTATTCGGAATGATTTCCCGCATAAATTTGCCAAGGGAACCAAGCCTGTACCCACTGTCGGAGGTGCGCGGCCTACCGTCTCACAAAAAACAAACAAGGCTGTCAAGGGTGACGACCTTTCCACTTCACAAAAAAAGATTGCCAAAGCACTGGGGCTGAGTTATGAACAGTACGCCCGGCAGGTAAATCTGAAGCAAGCAGAGAGAAACTGATTATGGATCGCTCGAAACGCGAAGATACCGTCCGCTCCAAGGCCGCACGACCTACGACTTGGAAACCACCGTCCTCTTTGGACGCGCCCCCCGCACCGGAGGGTTTTAGGCACCGTTGGCTCCGAATGGAGGCCGCAGGTGTTGATGATCGGAAGAACATGTCCGCACGACTCCGCGAAGGGTTTGAACTCGTTCGCGCCGAAGAATACCCAGATTGGGATCTTCCCACGATTGATAACGGCAAACATGCTGGTGTCATTGCAGTTGGAGGTCTTGTCTTAGCGCGTATTCCCGTAGATCTGGTAAATCAGCGTACTGCTTATTATAACCGCCAAGCGCAGCAACAGCTTGACGCGGTTGATAACGACCTGATGAGAGATCAACACCCGTCCATGCCGATTATTAAACCTGAACGGCAATCTAGAGTCACTTTCGGCGGCAATCGTGCAGCCGAATAACATAAGGATCTAAGCAATGGCAAATATTGATGCCGCATTCGGGCTTCGCCCGTATCGTATGCTTGGAAGTGGTGCAAATACCAACGGTGATGTTGTTTACAACATTCAGACAGTAGCAACTGCTGGAACGTCTTCGGTAATCTATCAGGGTACTCCTGTGATTCCATTGGCGAACGGCCTGATTGATATTGTCGGCTCGGCAGCGGGCGGTACTGTACCTCTTCTTGGTGCTTTTCTCGGCTGTAACTATATCGACCTGACAGGTAAGCCCAAGTGGTCACCTTTCTGGCCGGGAACAGCCGCTGTAATGGCCAGCACTCTGGCAACGGCAACTATCTCTGCTCATCCTGATCAGGCGTTCCTGATCAACTGTAATGCAGCAGCGGCAGACAGCCTTGTCCACATTAACGCTAACTTCTCAACGGCAACTTCTGGTTCTACAACCTCTGGTTTGTCGTCCGCTGAGTTGGCAGTTTCAACGGCAGACACGACCAACACTCTCAACCTCCGCATTTTGGGCTTCGAGGATACTCCTGCGAACTCCGATGTATCGGTTGCTGGGCGTCTGGCCATTGTTCTGCTTAACAATCACTTCTACCGTTACAATGCCAATGGCACTGGCGCGGGTATTTAAGGAGTAATGAACTATGGCTATTACTCGTTCACAACTCCTCAAAGAACTGGAGCCGGGTCTTAACGCCCTTTTCGGTTTGGAGTACGACCGTTACGACAATGAGCATTCCGAAATCTTCGACACGGAAAATTCTGACCGTGCATTCGAGGAAGAGGTCATGCTCTCCGGCTTCGGCCAAGCCCCTGTAAAGGGCGAAGGCGCGGCCATCTCGTATGACACCGCTGGTGAAGCCTTCACTGCTCGCTACACCCATGAGACGATTGCTCTTGCATTCGCCATCACGGAAGAGGCAGTGGAAGATAACCTGTATGACAAGCTGTCGGCTCGTTATACCCGCGCTCTTGCACGGTCGATGTCCAACACCAAACAGGTGAAGGCTGCTTCTGTCCTCAACAACGCATTTTCTTCGTCCTATAAAGGCGGCGACGGTGTTTCGTTGATCAACAGCGCACATCCTACAACTGGCGGCGGTAACTTGTCGAACACGCTTGCAACTCAGGCAGATCTTAACGAGACTTCTCTCGAACAGGCTCTGATCGACATTGCAGCGTTCATCGACGAGCGTGGTCTGAAGATTGCCCTCCGTGGCATGAAGCTGATCATCCCATCTGCTCTTCAGTTCACCGCAGAGCGTATCTTGAAGTCGGAACAGCGCGTTGGTACTGCTGATAATGACATCAATGCGATCAAGACGGGTGGTTATATGCCACAGGGCTTCTGTGTTAACCACTTCCTGACCGATCCTGATGCGTTTTTCATCAAGACAGACGCACCAAACGGCATGAAGCACTTTGTCCGTAGCCCGATCAAGACGGCTATGGAAGGTGACTTTGAAACGGGCAACGCTCGTTACAAGGCCCGTGAGCGTTATAGCTTCGGTTGGTCTGATCCTCGCGCCATGTACGGCTCGCAAGGTGCATAAAATCTGTCACTGACAGAAACATGAAAGGGCTGGCCTTGTGTCAGCCCTTTTTTTATTGCGGGGCTACAAATGATAGTGTACTGTGGTTCCACAGGAGTAGTAAGTGCCATATCTTAATGATGTATCCGGTGTTTATAAAATTGTAAACGTAGCAACTAATAAGTGTTACGTGGGGCAGTCTGTCGGTATTAAAAAAAGAGTAAAAGAACATTTTCGTCTTCTCAGGAACAACAAGCATACTAATCCACGGTTGCAAAATTCATTTAACAAGTATGGTGAAAACAATTTTACGTGGGATGTAGAGGCTGAGTGTGAGGACTCTTCTGACATTGATATGATAGAAGAAGCCTTCATTAACGGAGATGCTTCCTTTGATGAACCTATTTTTTTTAACATTGCAAACTTTGCAAAAGCCCCGATGCGGGGGAAAGTTCATACTGAGGAAACTAAAGAAAAAATAAGGGTGTCTAAAAAAATATCACCACATGTTCGAACAGAAGAGTACTTAAAAAAACTTTCTATTGGACAGATAAAAAGAGCATTCTCTAATCCGGAATATGTTGCAAAAATTCGCCACATAGTGGATAATCCACATATGTCCTATGCTGAGAGGGGACGTATGGTTGGCATGGACACCAGTACCGTGCGAAAGGTCTTTCTCAGATACTCCAACTTACAAGGAACTATATAATGGCTACTTCAACATGGTCTGGGCCACTTCGTGCAGGTGGTATTAAATCAACAACTGGTACGACTCTTGGATCTGATGTTGCAAACGTCGGTGAGGTAGTTCTTTCCCAGTACGAAGCAATTACACAGGCCACCAACGGCGGATCCGCTGGCGTGTATACGACCAATATCGTAATCCCGGCAGGTAGCACGATCACAAGCATCCAACTTTACGTTGGCGTTGTTTGGACAGGCGTAGCTTCTACCCTTGGTATTGGCACGACGGCCTCGGCAACAGCACTTACGGCGGCTGCGGCAGTTGCAGGTGGTACGCTCGGCATCATCGACGCAACCGCAGGTGCAGACGCAACCCGCATTGCAACATGGTACAATGTTGGCACGACCGACATCAAGATCATGGTTACCTCGACAAACACGGGGTCCGGAACTGGTCGGTTGGTTGTAAACTACATCCAGCACGGCACCTACGTTCCGTAATGTGATTTGAGGGGTGTCAATATCTGGCACCCCTTCCACTTATCTAGAGGATAGATCACATGGCTGATGCAGTAACTTCACAGGTAGTTTTTGACGGCACAAGAACAGCCGTTATGAAATTTACCAATATCTCCGATGGAACTGGCGAAACTGCTGTACTCAAGGTAGATGTTTCCGCTTTGACTGGTTTTCAAGGAGCATCTTGCACCGGGGTCAACATTGTTACACTGGATGCCATGACGGTTGGCATGGGTGTGGACATCCTTTGGGATGCGTCCACCGACGTTATTTGCTACACTA